CTGATGCGCCAGCCCCCCATTTGCCGATCCGCAAAGGCTGGCCGTAAGTTTGGGTAAAGATCGCCCAGTCGCGTTGGGTATAGGCTTTAAACAGCCAGCCCCATGTGGCGACCCGCGCAAGACCGGAGCGCAACGGCAAGCCCGATTTGGCCTTCACCTGGGCAAAGATGAATTTGAACGCATCAAGTGGCGTTTCTTGGCCGTGATCATCCAACTGCATCGGGGTTTTGAGATCATGCCGGTTGAAGCGGAACCAACGCGGGTCGCGGTATTCCAAACGGTCAGGACGCCATTGCCCCATAGAGGTGTCCCAAATGATCTCTGTGAAGCTGTAGCCTTTGCCGACCGCATCAAGGATGTCGAACAGCTCTTCGACCAATTCGCCACGCTCAAGCCACTCTTGCACCATTTCTGATTTTTGGACGTCCTCAGGCTTATCCGAGGCGGCTTTGACAGTGATTTCGATCTGGCTGACAGAGCGTTTGCGGGTGCCGATGACGCCCAGATAATGCGGATCGCGCTCTTCAACGACTTCGGCCAGTTCCAGAAACTGTACCGGGTCACCTTGATCCGCTGCGCGCAAAATATGTGCCAGTCGTACGGGGTCTAACCCATCGGCGGGTGTGCCCGAAATCGGGTTACGCACCCCACCAATGGTCGCGGCGGCCACCTCTTTGGTCAGCACGCGGCGCTCTATCGGGCGGCCAAAACGGTCGAGCAACTGTGGTCGTGTCATGTGGGCACCCCGTCAGGTTCGAGTGGGAAATTGGAAATCAACAGCTCGCCCGCGTCTTTGGCCTTGTCGCCGCCCGCCAGCGTATAGGTGACGCGCACCGGGACAATTTCGGCCCAATCAAACAGGCTGCGAATCTCGGGGACGTCATTAATTGAGAGAATAAACTGGCCTTTAATGCCCCGTAAAATGCCCGACAGATTGGCAAAATCATCGCGGCTGAAGGCATCTTTGCCATAATCGGTCTCGCTGCCGAAATATGGCGGGTCGAGATAGAACAGTGTCGAGGTCCGATCCACGCGCGCAATGAACGCACTGTAGCCAAGGCACATCACGGTAACGCCAGACAATCGGTCGTGCAGGGCCTCGAGATCGGTCTCTAGGGTGGTCAGGTTGAAACGGGCAGGGCGCTCCGTGGATATTCCAAAGGTCCGTCGATTTACGATGCCACCAAAGGCAACCCGCTGGAGGTATAAGAACCGCGCCGCGCGTTGCAGGTCGGTCAGAGTTTCGGGGGTGACTTTCATCAGACGTTCAAAGCCTGCCTGTGTCGTGATCTGAAACCGCAGCAGGTCCAGAAAGGCGACGTAGTGCTCCTGCAGGATGCGGAACAGATTGTAGACGTCTTGGCTGTAGTCGTTGATGAACTCAGAGCGCGGTTTGCGTTTGCGGCGCAAGAAGATGCCGCCCATGCCCACAAACGGTTCGGCATAGGTGATGTGGTCATGCGCATCGATGATGGCACAGAGCCGTTTGGCAAGGTTGCGTTTGCCGCCGATATAGGGCGCGACGGGCTTGGACGTGGTGGCTTCGGTTTTCTTTGACATGAGTGTGCGACTCGCTTTAGCCAGTTCTTTCCCGCAAGGGACAGAGGCGGCCATAAGCGTATGCTGGTCGGCGGGGCGTTTTTCACGAGTACCCCGTGTTCGAAACTGGTGAGACAGTTTCTGACCCTCTGCCCATTTTTCGCGATGTTCTGGGCTTTGGATCATTGGATGCCTCCCCGAATGCGTGCGCCGAGTGGGCCTGAGAAGGGGCCACGTCTGCGCCGGTCGCCCTCGTGGTTGGGGAGCATGTTCATCTGGCCATCGGATTGTTGGAATTGGGCCTGTGTTGGCACGGCGCGGTAGCCGTATTCGGACCACCGCATCCGGCTCGCAAAATGCGCCAAGGCCAATCCAATGGCGAAGTCGCCGTGGCGTTTCTTGTCTTTCTCGCCTTCGCGAGTGGCAGGCACGCGGGGGATGCCGCGCAACAGCTTCACGACCCGCAGATCAGAGGTGTGATCATCGGATTTGATCAATTGCAACGTGTCATCTTCAAAGGCTGATTTCAGCGGCGGCATGTTGATGCGGTACCAGTCTTCCGAGAACTTGATCGCCCACACCAGCCCTGAGCCGTCGTCAGTTTCGCGCAGGCCGAACTTGCGGCCCATGTCTTCGGCCACGGTCCAGCCCATGCCAGTGGCATCAAAGGCAGCACCAACCAGCCGTCCGCGCAAATGCTGCATAATCATGCCCACAGCTTTTTTCTGCTCGTCGCCGGGGACGCCGCGCATCTCAAGGCAGAGCGCTTCGGTACGGTGTAAATTGGGTGCAATCGCCAACACCGGCAGCACCGACAGATCGGCCACACGGGCAAAGTCAAAGCCAATCGCATAGCGCAGGTCCATGTCGAGCTTGCCCAGCTCTTCTTCGATCTGCTCATAAAACGGAGCCATCAAGATGCGCTGGTCAAGCGAGGACCGTTGTAAATAATCTTTCGGAAGGTCCAGCGTGATCACCGGCTTTTCCACGGTCATGCGTGCCTCAATCAGCGGGGCTGCCAGCCACGTTCCTGTGGAGAGGCTGGGGACGCAGAACAGCTCTTGATCGGCGCTGTCGCCATAGAATTTGATGATGTCTTGTCGCCAAGCCGCCTCGGCCTCAACAGACCAGTTGAGGCCTTTGATCAGACAGATACGCTCATAAAGGCCGTCCGTGATGGCTTGGTCCAGATCGATCCGCACATGTTGGCCGGGCATTCGCCCTGCCAGAATATCTTGGATGTTGGTGTTGAAGGTGTTGTCGACACCAAAATGCGTGGAGCAAACGACGACCTGACCGCCCCACATCAAGAACGCCATCGCCGCCTCGATGAGCGTGTCGAGATTGTCGACAAACGCGGCCTCGTCAATGATCACCACGCCTTGTTTGCCGCGCAGGCCACGCGGGGCCGAACTGAGGGCCATGATTTCAAAACCGGAGGCAAAGCGAATGCGGAAGGCTTGAATGGCCTTATCGCCTTCGTGATCGCCCTCATCAAACAGGCACTCTTCTTCGGCCATGGCCGCACTCGAGAACGCGCGCGCCCACATGGCGCAGGTGTCGATGAACTCGCGCGCCATCTCCATGTCATAGCCCATGTACCAGCAATTATCGCCACCGGCCGACGCCTGTGACGATGCGGTCAGCGCGGCAAAGGCCGCCATCGCCCAGGTCAGGCCGATGCGTCGCGACTTCTCGATCACCAGCAACGACACGCCCGCGCGCAGCCGGGTCAGCGGCTTGACCTGGTACGCCAGCATCACGGCGCTGCGCGGCATCTGGCCGAAGGTCTCCTCCGCGATCGCGCGCTCTTCCGCGCGCTGCGCCGGGGTGGGCTCGCGCAGCATCAGCCCGCGACCCCAAGCACTTCCTGATAAATCCAGTCCGCCGTTTCCTTGCCCAAACCGCGTGCCTTGACGGCGGCGCTGGCCTTTTCGGCGGCCTTCTTCGTCGCCTCGACACGCACCTTCAGCACCATGTCGGTGTTCGTCTTCTTCGCGCCCGCCAGCGCCTGGAGCGACCGCGCCATGAACATCGTCTCTTCCGGCCCCAGCAGGATCGGCTGGCCATCGCCCTCATCATTGGTGGCGGTCACCAGGCGCAGGATCATCGAATGCATCAGCTCGATATTGAGGTCGGCGACGCGATCCTCGGGCGCGTCGCCGACCTGGGCGACCAGCGCCTGGGCGACCTCGCGGCTGTGACGCAGCTGCGCGCCGATCTCTTCCAGGGATTTGACGTGGCGGCCGAGCGCCGATCGCGACACCTCGCCCTGGCCCAGCTGGCGCAGCTTCTGGAGGATTTCGTCGATCGACCAGCCATGCTCGATGCGCAGCTTGCCGATCAGGTCCTTGACCTCGGGGTCGAGGCGGTCGATCGTCGATGGCCTCCGGCGGCGCGGGGGTGGCATCACAACCCCCGATTGGCAGCTTCCACGCCGCTCACGTTGATGTCGCCTGCGACCACCATTCGTCCTCGCTCGGTGATCGCGCCGACCATGACCGTGTCGCGCACGATTTCTGTCGAGATGCAGTCGCGCTCCGCCAGGTCGCGCATCAACTGGCGCACAGCCTGTTGATCGACACCGGCGCTGCTGATGGTGGTGCTGCTGTATTTCTATTGCCTGTGGGCC